TGTGATTTGCGAAGTAAGTACGTGGTAGGAGCAATATTTGCATTAAAGAACTTTGGCTGGTCTGATAAAAGAGAGTACCAGCACGACATAACACCTGAATTAGCGACAGTATTGGGGTTAATCGATGGTAGCAGTAAAGGAAAACTCCCTGACAGCCAAGAGGGCCAAGACGCTGGGTAACAGGTTCTGGCGCTTGAACCACTTGTACTGGATTATGACCGAACAAGGCGAGAAGATTCTGTTTGAGATGAAGAATCGCCCTGTCTTGGAGAAGTTATATTTCGCTTTGTGGTGGCTGAACATCATACCCAAGAGCCGACAGCATGGTATCACGACATCCATTGCGCTATTTATGTTAGATGCCTGTTTATTCAATTCAAACGTTCGTGCCGGTATCATAGCCCACAAACTGGTTGATGCCAAAAAGATATTTCGGGATAAGATTAAGTATGCTTATGACCACTTGCCCGAAGACCTGAAAGAAGCTCTGCCGCTGATTAAGGACGACGCTTGTGAGATTATGTTTGCCAATAACAGCGGGATATACGTCGGAACATCTATGCGGTCCGGCACACTACAATACCTGCATGTTTCAGAGTATGCCTGGATATGCACTCACGCGGTACAGAAAGCGGCGGAGATAAAAGCGGGAGCGATGGAGACTATCCACGAGGGTGGCATGATATTTATTGAATCTACCTTTGAAGGCCCGAACGGCGATTTCCCTGAAATGTGCGAAGAGGCCGAACAGATAAGATTATCAGGCAGAGAGTTAGGTCCGATGGATTACAAGATACATTTCTTCCCCTGGCATGAGAAACCTGAGAACGTAACCGACCCGGAGTTTGTCGAGGTATCAGTCAAGGACCATATCTATTTCGATAAGCTGGAAAAAGTATTTAAGAGGAAGTTTACGCCACCGATGCGGGCCTGGTACGTTGGTAAGAAGAAAACGCTCAAGCATTTAATGTTCAAAGAGCACCCATCGACACTCGAAGAGGCCAGTATCGCCAGTGTAGAAGGCGCTTATTATGCTACTGAGATGGCCCAGGCGCGGGAAGAAGGCCGGATATGCCGAGTTCCTTGTCTTGATGCTTACCCGGTACATACGGTGTGTGATTTAGGTATGGGCGGGCACATGCCCTGGATATTCTTTCAGGTTATAGGGCTTGAAGTTCATGTTATAGACTGTTTCAGCTTAGGCAAGAAAGACGATGTACGGGGTGGGGCGGCGTTTTACAAGCGTATGCTGGATACCAAGCGAGAGAACAGGCGATTCAGTTATGGCAGGCAGTTCTGCCCTTTTGATATAAATAAGGGCGAGATAGGGACAGGGCAGCTAATCTATGACACATTCCAGCAGAACGGCATAACCTTTGTAAAACTCGACAAAGAGACCAATGTTCTGGACGGTATACAGCGGCTAACTAACATATTCCCCTCGATTTACATAGACTCAGAGCATTGCCAAGAGCTAATTACTGCGTGGTTGTGTTATCATCGGGAGTGGATTGAGAATTTAGGTCGGTACGATGAGCGGCCGGCAGGCGATAAATCAAGCCATTACGCCGATGCTGGCAGGTATTTATCGGAGGTAATTGAAAAGAAACTATACGTCATGGACGATAGATTAACAAATGCCCAGACAGTAATGGAAATGGAGTATTCGATAATTGGTTAAGGAGATGTGAAAATGAGATTTGGTGTGATGTACGAAAAAACGATAATGGCGATTGTATGGAAATTGCCGCGACGGTTAGTTTACTGGTGTGCGATACGATTGATTGCTAATGCTACCACTGGATTTTATGGCGACCAAAATGTCCCCGATTTGTCCGCTATGGTTGCGCTGAAGCGATGGGAATGGGTAAAAGGGCATTGCTGAAATGGACACTGAGGTATTACAAGCAATGTCGCCCTGTACCAATGAAAAGGGTAAATGTCATTGGTGGGATGCACTGAGAGGGAACTGTTATAAGCCAGACGACACTAAATGCCCGCAGGGTGTTCGACAGCCCTTGCAGGAAGTAATGGACATGGATTACATGATAATTTAGGAGCTTAATTATGACTACTAAGCAAATTATCGAAGAAGACTCTGGCAAAAAAGTCGCAGATATGAAAAGAATTGGTTATCGCAAATGGGTAGTGCTATTTGTTGATGGCTCTTTGGTTATAGCTCACGTGTTATTTTAGGAGTTTAATTATGCCACTTGGAGGTTCACCGAAAGCAAGCAAGCCGCCGCCTTTGCCACCACCCGTCAAGCAAATAGATGTAAGTGCAGGCGCGAAAGCAGGTGAGGCTGAGCGCCAACGGTTACAACGTCGTCGGGGTCGTCGTAGCGCTGTAATAGCGGGTCGTCGTCAACTACAGCCTGCTACAGTTTTGAAGCAGAAGTTGGGAGCTACGGCATAATGTGTAAACGTAAATGGGAATTCTTCCAGATAGACACTACTTTGATTTATGTATGCTTTACTTGTGGCGAGATTATACCTTGCAGAAGAGATGTAGATTACGAATATTTTTCTCACCTGATAGCAAGTAAAGACGAAAACGGCAAATTAGTTGTTAAAGATAGAGCAGTAGCGTAATGGTAGCACTATCAGAAGAAAACAGGGCCAAGGAGATAATCAGGCGTCTCGACCGTATCAAGAGCGAGCGGGGCACTTACGATAGCACTGTCCAGGAGGCCGCCGAGTTCATTGTCCCCCGCAAGAGTTACGTAACGGCCAAGCACCAAAAGGGCACGAAGACAATAACATTCAATACCCAGTTATTCGCACCGGAGGCTGCTTTTGCCAACCAGTACATGACGGCGGGTTTGATTAGCCATTTAGCGCCACCTAATCAGCGGTGGTTTGCGTTAAGAGCAAGGGATGAGGAGCTTAATAAGTCTGAGGCCGTACGGGTGTCGTTCGCTAAGATGTCATCGATATTACATGATGAGTTGGCTGTTTCTAACTTCAATCTGCAATTAAACGAGTTAATCAATGATTTGGGCTGGGCTGGGGTGTATGGACGTTAAACAGGGCAAAAAGACAGCCCTTAACTTTAAGACCCACCATGTCAGCGAGTATTGGATAGCCGAAGACTCCGATGCAATGGTGGATACAGTTTACTATGAGTTCAAGTTCACGGCCCGCCAGGCAGAGCAGGAGTGGGGCAGAGAGAATTTAGGTAAGAGTGTAAAAGACGCCCTTACCAGCGATAAGGCAGAGGATATGGACAAGGAGTTTGTATTCATTCAAGAATTAAGACCCCGTGCCGAATATGACCAATTCCCGGCCAGAGGCGAACGCAGGCCGATAAGTTCGATTATTGTTGGCAAAAAGGACAAGAACATTGTTGACGAGGACGGCTATTACGAGATGCCGAAACTCACGCCTCGCTGGTTGAAGAACAGCAATGAAGTGAACGGTCGGTCGCAGGGCATGTTCGCTATGCCTTGGATTAAGCAGTTGAACCGGGTGTGGAAAGATATAGGCGATGCCCGGCAATTGGGTTTGAGACCGCCGATTCTTTCGCCTGATGATGGCTTTATAGGGCCTCTGCGGGCCGTACCGGGAGCTATATGGCATTACCGGGCTTCTTATGCGTCTAACCCCAATGCGATACGTCAGTTACAGATAGCCGGTGACACCGGGGAAGGCTTAGAACAAGCCAAATACTTAACTGTGGCCATCCAGAAAGCGTTTTTCAATGATTTATTCGTATGGTTAGCGGAGCAGACGGGCCAAAAGACCGCTTATGAGATAGCCCAGCGTATCGAGGAAAAGCATACTATGATAGTCCCGCCGATAGGCAGGTTACAACCGGAACTATTTAACGGCGTTGTTACCCGCAGTATCGGTATTTTGGGCCGGGCTGGTAAGTTCCAGGGCATTATCGCGCCGGAGTTAATCAATCAAGAATACGAGATACAGTACATAAGCAAGCTGGCTCTGGCTTTGAAGATAATTGAGACCCGCAGTATTGTCGCCACGTTTGATATAGTTGACCCCTTGGCGGAGCGAGTGCCGCAGATACTTGATAACTTCAACATGGATAAGATCGCCCGTGGCGTCAGTGAGAGAATGGGGACGCCACCTGATTGGATGAATACCGAGGAAGAGGTTGACGAGATACGCGAGAACAGGGCTGCTAAGGAGCAGGCTTTATTGACGTCCCAGTTGGCCGTTGAAGCGGCTAAGGCGGCGCCTGGAATCTCGAAAAAAGTCGAAGAAGGCAGTGTTTTGGCGGAGATAGCGGGATGAAGTTAAATATCGAAGTAAGAACGCTTTCTCTATCTGACTGCCATGTTTTGAAGATGGGCGATAGTTATGATTTTCAAGTATTCATCACGGACGGCAAAAGAGACTGGTTCGGTGCTTGCCGTAAGTCATTACAGCAATGTATTGAGATGGGCTTGGCGGCATTCAAGGAAACGGGATAATGGAAATAACGTATTGTAAAGACTGCGATTTCTGGGTTCCTATCGAGGAAGACCCTGTACTGGCGGAGAATAACGGCATAAAGCGGGGCACTTGCCATTGTTTACCCCCGGCGGTTACTACTCTTGTCGTGCCAGAGGTCAACGCGATTACTCAGCAGATGAGACCAAATATGATAGACAGGACGGTGTGGCCGATAACGACTTCGGCGAGCTGGTGCGCACATGGCAGAAAGAGAATATAACGGAGAATAAGAATGAAAAAAACTTGTATATTGCTAACTCTTTTCGACCATATTGTGCTTTCGCCGAAAGAGATGTTTAAATTGCTCAAAAGAAAAGGCATGAATATTAAGTTGCCGATTAAAGCTATTCCTAACGGAGACAGCGGCGTTATTTATGTTGGTACGGCTATGTCGTTAGTTGCCAAAGTAATAAAGAAGATGTCGAAAGGAAGGGTCGAGGGCGGATTCTTGAGTCCTCATGGGGATTTCGCAAAAGACTTTAAGAAAGCAATGGAGAGCAATGGACGATAAGACAAGACAATTAGTTCTTGATTACCAGCTTTTGTTTGGTTCCGACAGAGGCAAGCGGGTACTGGATGATTTGAAGTCCCGGCACAACGGTCGGATAATGCCTACGGGCGTGCCCGATGTAATGGCTTTTGAGGTTGGTAAACGTGAAACATATTTGTACATTACAGACAAGATAGAGGCCGACCCGGACGCGGTTGTTCAGGAAGTGGCGGAGATAGAATAATGCCTCTCACTAAAAAAGGCAGGACGGTAAAAGCAGCTATGGTAAAAACTTATGGCAGAAAACGTGGAACGAGCATTTTCTTCGCGAGTCAGAAGAAAGGAACGATAACCGGAACACACAGATAGGAGAAGTGAAATGTTGA